AGACCCCGCAGGAGATGGTCGATCAACGAGCCGCATGGTTCCGCAATCAAACCAAATCCCAGATTGAGGCCGTGGACAGTAGCTATATGAAGGCTGGTGACTCAAGGATGCCGCTCTTTTCCGAGCGAAAATCTTCAACGTCATTTGGCCGTGGTAGTAAGTAACCTTACAATTTTAGGAGTTTAATATGGCATATCCGACTATCGACGCCCCGTATGGGTTCCGTCCGGTCAATCTGCTTGGCGGTCAAGTCTTCGCGGGTTCTACCCGCCAGATGGCAATCGCTAGTGGACACGCGACCAACATCTTCTTTGGGGACATTGTAATTATGTCTTCGAATGGATGTATCAACAACGCCACTTTGACCGATTCTGCGGTTCAGGTTGCGGGTATTTTCATGGGCTGTTCGTATATTAATAGCAGCAGCCAGCGGGTTTTTGGTCAGTATTACCCCGCGACGATCACGCAAACCGTTGATAGTACCAATGGCACCATTGCGTACATTGCGGATGATCCTGATCTGGTAATGAAGGTTGCCATCGTTTCTGGCACCACTGTTATCAGTGGCAACACTCGTGCGGGTCTGGTTGGTGGAACGGCTGCGTGGGTTGCGAATGCTGGTAGCACGATTACTGGCGATAGCAAACAAGCTGTCTTGTCAACCGTGGGTACGGCTACTACGCTGCCGCTTAAAGTAATTGATGTTGTTCCTGATACTGCGAATTCGTCTGGTTCGTTCACCGAAGTGCTGGTGACTTGGACTGGGTTGGTTCATATGTATCGCGGCGCAGCCGGAATCTAAGGAGAATAACAAATGGCTATTTCACGCGCACAACTACTGAAAGAACTCCTTCCGGGGCTTAACGCCTTGTTTGGCTTGGAGTATTCGAAGTACGGCGAAGAGCATAAGGAGATTTTTGAAACTGAAACCTCCGAGCGTTCGTTTGAGGAAGAAACCAAGCTGTCCGGTTTCTCCGCTGCGCCGGTCAAAAACGAAGGCAACGCAATTGCCTACGACAACGCCCAAGAAGCTTGGACGGCCCGTTACCAACACGAAACCATTGCTCTGGGTTTCTCAATCACTGAAGAAGCGGTTGAAGATAACCTGTATGACAGCCTTTCGGCTCGTTATACCAAAGCTCTGGCCCGTGCAATGGCCTACACCAAGCAGGTTAAGGCAGCGTCTGTACCGAATAACGCTTTTGCATCATCGGGTTACAACGGTGGTGATGGCGTTGTGCTGTGCAGCACTGCCCATCCTTTGGTGTCTGGTGGAACCAACAGCAACACGTTTACCACCCAAGCTGACCTGAATGAGACTTCGCTGGAAAGCGCGGTAATTCAGATCGCAGCGTGGACGGATGAGCGTGGTCTGTTGATCGCTGCCAAGCCCACCAAGCTGGTTGTTCCCCCGAACCTGATGTTTGTCGCAACCCGCCTCCTTGAGACGGAACTGCGTACCGGGACGAACAACAACGATGTGAACGCGCTGAAGTCGATGGGTTCCATTCCGCAAGGGTATCGCGTCAATCACTTCTTGACCGACACCAACGGCTGGTTCCTGATGACCGACGTTCCTAACGGTCTGAAGCACTTTGTCCGCACTCCGCTGGCTAATTCCATGGACGGTGACTTCGACACAGGCAACGTGCGTTACAAAGCCCGTGAGCGTTACTCGTTCGGTTGGAGCGATCCGCTCGGCATCTTTGGTTCCAGCGGTTCGACCTAATGTAGTATGATGTAAAGGTGGATGGTTAGAGTGAAGCCCTAGCCATTAAAAGACAGCTATACAACGTCCACCTGTTTTTTATCTGGGATTTTATTACTTGCACAGACTGCCCCAGCAGACTTAGTAGAGACGGTGCAAGGATGTGCTACTACACAGGAGATTTAAATGGCTCAAACTACGTTTGACGGCCCAGTTCGTTCACTGGGTTCTATGTACAATCAAGGCCCGAACAACATGGTCACTGCGGGTGCTACGCTGACCCTTGACCCCGCGCTTCACGGCGGCAAGATTGTTTTGATTCCGGCTACTTGCGCGATTACGCTGCCAACCATTGTTACCACTGCCTACCCAGCATCGTCTGGCCCCGGAGCAGACCCCAATAGCGTCAACAACCTCGGTGTTGAGTACCGTCTGTTTTTCAACGTCATCTCGGCTGGTGCAACTGCCCAGACCGTTACTTGCGGTGGATCAGACAAACTTGTTGGTGAGCTGATCGTCAGCGGCACGACCACAATGGGCTTTGCTGCGGTTACCAGCACAATTATCACCTTGAACGCAACAACTTCTGGTGGTGCTGCACGGGGTAGCCAGATCACCCTGATCCCGATAGCCGCTAATCTTTGGTCTGTCAGTGGTGTGTTGATTGGTTCTGGCACTGTTGCAACGCCATTCTCCTAACCATCTCGGGGGCTTCGGCCCCCTTGTTTAACTTCAAGGAGATTCGGCTATGCAAACAGATGTACTAGCAAGCGTACCCCTTACATCAAGTGGGCAGTTTACTGATCAGGCAACCAATAATATTGCTCGTTGCAGGGTTAAATCAATTTATATTGTCCCCTCCGCTACAGCAGGGAGTCTTATCCTTCGGGATGGGGGTTCAGGTGGCGCGATTAAAGCGACAATCAATACTGTTGCTTCTGCTTCTCAACCAACATATATGTTGATGCCCGGTGAAGGGCTGTTGTTTCAAACTGCCGTATATGGAACGGTGTCAAACCTAGGTTCAGCAACCATAATTTACGGATAACTATGCAAACCCAACAGGGCTTCGATCTAGCTGGTAAAAAACTGATGATTGGTCTTCCGGCCTATGACCATAAAGTAGGCTTGAAGATGGCAATTTCGCTTATGCGGCTTGCCCAAAATGTGGTGGAGCATGGCATTACGATTCAGATCAGCAGCATCTGTGGCTGTTCAGTTGTAACCCGTGCAAGAAACATGATTGCCCATGAGTTTTTGAAGTCTGATTGCGACAGCCTGTTGTTCATAGATGCGGATATGACGTTTGAGCCTGAGTCAGTCCTGCGTCTGTTGGCGTGGAACCAGAAGAAGCCCATCGTTGCGGGTGCGTATGAGGCCCGTAAAGAAGGCAAGATATACATCCTGTCGCTGGAAGGTGATAGTGAGAACATTGAGATGGATGGCTACGGGTTGGTCAAGGCTCGTAGGGTTGCAACTGGCTTCATGATGATCCAGAAACAGGTGTTCCAGAAGTTGGCAGAGATGCACCCTGAGTGGCGGCATAAAGACAACGTAGACCCTAATGAGACGCTCTATAGTTTCTTTGACTTCCTGTGTACCCCTGAAGGCTACATTGGTGAGGACTTCCTGTTCTGTGATCGTGCCAAAGAAGCGGGGTTTTCAGTCTGGCTTGACCCAACGATTAAATTGGGTCACATGGGAATACACGAGTTCAAGAGTGACTTTGGCAACGACATCTTGTATCCGATGCTAAAGCCTGTGGAGCAAACCATGAGCGAGGCCGCATGACACAAGCATGGACAAGAAAAGAAGGAAAGAACCCCAATGGTGGGCTGAACGCGAATGGGAGGGCATCGTACAACGCAGCCAACCCCGGAAAGCCCGGTTTGAAAGCTCCGCAACCCGAAGGTGGGCCGCGCAAGAAATCCTTCTGCGCGAGGATGGGCGGGATGGAGGGGCCGATGAAGAAACCGAACGGTGAGCCAACAAGAAAAGCTCTTGCCCTAAAAAAATGGAGGTGCTGAGTAATGCACGAACAATCTGAAACTGTTGAGCGCGATGGCAAGTTCTTTAATGTGTATGGGGCTGCTACACCAAAAGCTGGGAAAGTTTTACCCGGAGAACCTGCCTACAATACGGTAAAAGAAGCGGTAACCGCCGCAAAAAACAGATCAGAACGCTATGGGCGTGAGCATAACCCGGAGGGTAATAACATGGTTGCACCAAGTCAGTCAGATGTTCGCAAAGTAGATAACGCCATGGGTACTGATGACGCAAAAGCGGCGCGGTATCGGGCACAGGAAAAAGCAAAAGAAAGCCCAATCCCAACCTCATCTGAGAGAACAAGAAATTTAAAAATGATGCAAGACAAAGATCAGGATGAAATGAATGCTAAGGGTGCTGCTAATGCTGCCAAGGGTTATAAAGCTGGTGGTTCCATCCGTGGCGGTGGCATTGAGTCTAGAGGCAAGACCAAAGGACGGATGGTCTAATGCCTAGTACATCAGCCAAGCAACATCGTTTCATGGAGGCAGTAGCCCATAACTCTGCATTTGCGAAGAAGGCGGGTGTTCCGCAATCCGTAGGTAAAGACTTCTCTGCTGCCGATAAAGGCAAGAAGTTTGCAGGGGGCGGCGCAGCTACCCAAAAAATCAACCGGCAGGACACTCAACATGGAGCAATGGACATGCCTTTCAAAAGCTTAAAGAAATTTACTGGTATGAAGTCCGGTGGAAAAGTTCGCCGGTTTGATGGTGAAGAGGGTAGCTTCGTGGATGGGCGTCCTTTTGCTGAAACAAACGCTACGGAAGATCGTACAGTTACTAAGAGTGTTCCGGGTTCTGCACCTTCTTACCCCTCCCCCCAGAAGTCAACGGGGTCTGCTGATTTTAAATCTGCTTTTGCTGCGGCCCGTAAAGAAGGTGGAAAGACCTTTGATTACAACGGTAAGTCATACTCGACAGACTTGGCAAAACCAAACAAAGATTTTGGGGATGAGTCAGCCCGTATGCTTGCTAGGGCA